TCCGCAAAACGAAGCGTGCAACGCCACCAGAACGAAACGTGCCAAAATTAAAACGAAACGTGAGACCACCACAAAACGAAGCGTACCATCGGTGCGCTTTTTTATTACCGCCGCTACACCCCACTTTTTTCAAAAAAAATCGTATAATCGGCAAAACGAAAAGTGCAATTTTGAAAAACGAAAAGTACATTTTTTTGGTGTTTTCCGACCTTTTCGGACGCGGCTGTCTGACCGCCGTTCAATCGCCGCTCAAACGCTATTTAATCGGCTGAAAAATTCTTGTAAAAATTTAATTTGCAGGGTAAAAATGAATCGCCCTCTTGCACCATCCGGAATTTATTCGTACTTTTGTGATGCCCGAGACAACGCCGGTTAGACTTTGCGTTTGTGCGCGAAGTAACACCTCTCGACTCGGGCTTTTTTTGTACCCATACGTTCCGGACATCCTTCTCAACACATATCGGCACGTCAACACGAACGGCGCACCACCATGATAATATGGCGATGCGCCGCATTGGTTGACACCGATAGGGATGCGCAAGGCGCAATCCTCGAATAATTGATCAGATCAGATTACCGCCGTGGGCGTGGAGGCAGCAGTAATTTGCCAGCGCAGCCACAGCCGACGCCAGAGCGGAGCCCACAAACGCCCCCACGGCGTCGGCCAGCAGATCCCACACACAGAAGTGATTCCCCTTCTGGCGCGCATCGCGCAACTCCTTCCAGATACCCGCGGCCATAGCCACAGCGAAAGCCACCGCCCCGGCCAGCCATACCGAAGGGAAAGCGGGCGCTATCAGCACGCCAACCAAAGCCGCAATCGACATCGCCATAATAGCATGAATCTTCTTGTCGTAACCTCCGCGGTCATTGCAGATTTTTGTCATGATGATAAAATTTAATTGGTTAATATATAGGGTTATTGTATGGTTATGAGATAACGGTTGTATAGCCTCACACGAAATCCATCAGTACAACCTGATCCTCGGCAAACGCGCCGCGGTCCAGCCGATGATTGTGCAGCGCCGCCCAGAGGCACGGCAACGCCCCGCCCCAGTAGCGCCATGGCCGCTTCCACCAACCCCTCTCCAGCGGCGGCTGCATAGAGCCCACCCACTGCAGAGGCTCCGGCACCGGTTCCCCGCGGAAACGGTGAAGCTCCACCCACCCGCGCTTCTGCACACCTCCGGTCAGGCACACCTGCGGCATGAATTCCTCCAGCAATTCGCACAGCCCCGCGAAATCCTCGGCGGTCTTTATGCTGTCGCATCGCTCCAGCACCACACGCACCACCGATCCCGGCGCCAACGACTCAATCGTCTCGATGGCGTCAACCGGATCCGCGTCGAGCAAAGTGCCCCCATGGGCACACACAAACCGGCCGTCCCCGTCCTGCGCCACCCGGATGTCAAACCACCGCACACCCGCGGCAATCTGCCCCTCCAGCGTCTTCGCCTGGCACCGGTAGAAAGGCCGGAGCAGCCGCCGCCACCATACCAGCGGCGTCACATAGCTCATCGTATTGTGACTCCCAAGTATCATACCCCAGCCTCCGTCTTTTCAGATTCCTCACCCGTGGTCGGCGTCTGGTTCACGGCCACGGCTTTCGCCCTGGCCTTGCACTCCTCCACATAGGCGTAATACGCCTCAAACTCCTCAGGCTTGCTCTCACGCTGACGCAACAGTCCAAGCTCATCGCTCAACGAATAGCGCATCCGCACCATCCGCTCCACCTCCGCGGCATACCGCTGCTCATCCGTTAGCGGACCCCGGGCAGCAGTCGCCAGCACACCGTTGCCCGGCGCGCCACCTCTGAATTTCTCACGCAGTCTGCGGTTGGCTTCCTCCAGCCTCCGCCGCAACTCTGTTTTCCTTATTGTCTCCATAGCGTTCGTTTTGTTATGCCATGTCTGTTTCTATGTTTTCTCCACCCGATTTGCTCTCTAACGCCGCAATCCGCGCCTCCAGAGCCGCCACCTTCTCCGATTGCGCCTCAAACGCCGCATTCACCAGATTCATCGTAGAAATCAAATCCTCGACCTTGGTACTCAAATCCTCAACCTTGGCACTGGTAGTAGAGGGCAATTCGCTGTATGGCACCAGCACGTTGTAATTTTTTGTCGAATCATACCGCCCCACATAAATCTGCGTGACGCCACGACTATTGGACCCCGAACCGATGTACCCCCGCCCCACATAGAGATAGCCAAGTTTGGGCCGCGTCACCGTATATTCCTGCAACTTGCCTACATCCCCCAGAGTGGCGTCCGCAAAAGGTCTTCCCGAACCTGAGCCGTTCTGGTAGAGGAAACACTCTAATGTTGTGCTGTAAATGATATCGGACCCACCGGGATTCTGCTCATATAAGTAGAAGTCGCCCACGGAGCCGATTTCTCTAACCGGGACTCTATTCACCATGTTCTGTATGGTTGATGGGATGCCCGATAATCTGCTGAAGGTATCGTATACCGTACCCATAAGCCCAGACAACTCTCCCTCTGCGGCTCCTCTCAGAATTTGCCAGCCATATAAATCCGGGACAGCCCCATGGGTCCAGTCATCACCGGAGCCGGCCCTGCGGAAACGATACGTCGTCACACTCAATATATATTTCGCCTCCTCCGCCATTTCTATCAATTCCTCGGCGGCGTCCGCAGGCAAATTGTCGGGAAATCCCTCGGGAATATCCTCCGGAGCGCAGTCGAAAATAGTCGCCCAGGTCACAAGCCCGGCGTTGATAAGCTCCATATACATATTCGATTCCACAATATCGCCAACGGCAACCTTATCCGAACCTCTCGCCTTATTCAAAGCCGCTACCAGCGCCGTAATATAATCCTCTTCTAAATTGTCCGAATTAACATCAATGCCCGCCGCAACCGGTTCATCAACCAAATCGTCGATGGAATACACCTTCGGCACACCCGTGCGCCCGTACAGAATCTCGTTGTTGAAATCCACATTCTCGCGCACGACATCCACCCCCTTCTGCATCTGTTGCACAAGATACCGCGCCCCATCCCCGTCAAGATATTTCTTTTTTCCGTTTTCCATAATCTTCTCTTTTTCAACGTTTGAACATCGCGTCTATATCTTCCTCGTCCAGCGGATGGGGGCGTCCTCCGGCGCGGTGCAACGGTTGGCTGCGACGCACCTTCACTTTGCCTTCGCCCAGAAAGTCCACATGGAAGTAGCCCCATTCAGACCACACGCCACAGTGCCGGATGCGGATGCGGAATAGCGCATGGTTGCCACGTACTATCTTATGTGATAGGTTCCCATCTTTGTCAAATTTCCGGAAAAGGGTAAGTTTTTTCCAACGCCAGACGCGCTTATACTTATCCAGCACCGAACCACCGACCCTGGGTCGGCTACGCTGCCACACCTCATACTGAGCTCTATTCCTCTGGTGGAGGTCGCGTGACCGAATCTCTTTCGCATGCTTTCCCCGAGGGGACACATAAGTCTGCAACAATTCGAGTAGAAAATTCTCGTCTGATGGCGGAGGGAGTACGTGCAAGCTCATATTGGTTGAAGGACACCGGTAGAACACCTTACTCCCGTCGGGGCGTATACGCACACCTATCACCGTAGGGGGTATTTGAATACTTTCTCTCTGTGGAAGGCACAGATGAATCCAGTATTCCTTGCCGCCAGTAGCTCCTTCTTCCACCACAAGTTCATCCCCCTCGATATGAGCCTTGCAGAACCGCCCACATGAGACAGAAAATTCGCTCAAAGGAATGCCCTCATAATAGCCAGAACCATCCTCATGCCAGTACAGCCCTTTCAGCGATATGCGGCACGGCTCACTCGCGTGCACCGAGATATACCCCCGGTCGATATAGAATAGCCCCGGATGGGCGTTGAGTGACGGCACACGGAACACGCGGCGCGGCGCATCGCCCGTAGCCCAGTCGAGATTCACCAGTTCGCGACCCGCGAATCGGTAGCGGGTATCGTTGCACCGGAACACCATGCGCGTATTGGCGCGCACCGTGCCATCCTCAGCCACTTCATTGTAGCAGCCGTCGCCGGCCTCGGCCAGAGCGCCGTCGCGGTAGAAAGCCCCCGCCGTGCGGTTGAACCACACGCCGGGATGGTCAGCGCTCCAATCTTCAGCATCCCGGTTGGAAAATCCGAACGTCAGCTCGCGGGTATAGCCTCCGGCGGCAAGCAGCCCCTCTATCTCCGCCTTGGTCATGCCGCCATGCACGGGCACCGTTATCACCGCCTCGAACACGGGCGCGCAATCGCCCTTGCCCGTCACAAGCTCTATGTCGAGCGCCTGCGGAGTGACGATGCGGTGGTGTTCGTCGGGGTATTTGGCGTCGGGTATTTTTGCAACAAACTCTACCGCAAGAGTGCCGATACCCAGATGGTGGTTATCTACAACAATGTGTATATATCCGTTGTCGTTGAAGCAGTTTGTGCATACGCCGCCGACGCACGACGCTACGTACATGTTGGCCTTGTTGTCGCGACCATATTGTATCGTATAGAGTTTTGCATACCAATCGAACGTCGGCCATTCCAAATCTTCGCCACTGCAATCTTTTATGCGGAGTATGGCGTCGAAATCGCTTTTATAGTTTACCTTGGTCATTTGCGCCTTTTTATAAATTGAATAATAAAAAACAACATGATTGCCGCGAATCCACCCATGGCGAAACCTCCGAAGTCCATTTTCGTCTGCTGCCATGCGGTAAGCTTTTTCTCCACGGGATAAGGGACGGGGATGGAATCGGCCTTTACAGACTCCAATTTTTGCCGCAGCAGAAGAATTGAGTCGCGCTGTGCATTCACAATCTTTTCAAGCTCTTTCTCTTGATGCGAGGCACGATACACTATCACTTCTCGGTCATGGCGGAGTGTATCGCCAGTCTCGGAAAGTATAAGCAGCTCGCGGTTACTCTGCATAAGCGAGTCTATCTGCCTGTCTTTCTGTGTGACCTGTTCGGTCAGCGACTTGATCAGACCAAGCAGCTCCGCGTTGTCCTTGTTGACATACTCCGTACGCACCCTCTCGACAGGCACATAGCGCGTGGTCGTGCATCCACCCGCCAAAGCGGCCAGAAGCGCACACATAACCGCCGTGCTTATCAATACCACGGCGTTACGCACCGCCAACCATCTCCACCTCCGGTTGTTCTGTTTCTCCTGATTCATCGGATTTAATCATCCATCATGATCCCCACATTCTCGATTCTCTCGCCCTGCGCTGCACAAGTCCCGGAAGCGCCACCTTCCGGCCGTTGCGCGTTCCGTAGGTCCAGCGGGTGAACTCCGTGGCGATCGTCGGATCCTCCACGTCGGCCTTTACCTTCCGCCACAGCGTCGACCCGCGCAGGGCACTCATGCCCGTGTTGAACGCGAGGCTCACCAGTGCGTCATCCTGCCCCTGCCGCAGAACTTCCACCCCGTCGATGCGCATCCACCGCTGAAGCTCGGCCTCCAGCCGCGCCACATCCTCCGCAAGAAGCTGATCGGCCTCCGCCTGCGTTATGCGCAGTCCGGGTGTCACATCCGCTCCCGTATGGCCGTAGCCCACAGTCCACACACCGCTCGGGCACCGGTATGCCGCAAGGCGGCATCCCTCGCTCATCTTTATGTGCTCTATTACATTCCTACTCGCTTTCATTGTATTTCTGTTATATTTCGTTTTACATATGTTGTGAATTATTTGGCGGGGTCCCACGCCTTCCACTCTGACGACCCCGGTTTAATGTATTTGAACCCGGACTCCGAAACTTTTAGCCCGAACGTGCCGGTAGCGCCGGTGAACGACATCTCGGTCTCTCCTTCGTCGCCTAATACCGGACGCAGGCAAAGCAACTTTGCACCCCCCTGCGCGGTCATTATTCCGTTGTTGCCTATGGTGGTGCGGTTGTGCAAGCCGTAGGTGATGGCCACCTTTGCAGTCATTCTGACCGTCGCTCCTTTGATGGCACCCCCAGCCGCGTCCGAAACTCCATTGCTATTGGCAATTGAAACGAAGGTGACAATCTTACCTTTGTCCGGAGTCAGACGGAATGTGTAGTCGTATGTGCTTCCGCCGCTGACAATCTCCTTGTAGACGCCGCTTGCTGTCATCATGTCCTCCGAGCCGTCAGCGTAGCCTACAATAAATTCCCACTCGAAATATGGCCGCGTCCCCAAGGGGATGTTCCAGGAGCCGTCTGCCGTTATATGCAGGCTTATCGTGGCTGTCAGCGTGGCGTTGTCCGACTCGATAACCGGGCTGTTATTGGAGGCGAACCTTGCCGTCATGTCCCATGGGCCGCAGGGAGTGAACTTATGTACCGCCGACTCCCTATAGACGAGTTGGGCCGAGGCGCTGGTCTGCGAAGTGTGGGTAGTGCCAGCCGCGGCAGTAGCGGATATTTCAACGTTGGCCACTTGCAGAATTTCCTCGCCTGCGGAGTTTATCAGATGCAGGCCCGTCTTGTCAAGCCGCACCTTGGTCTGGTCGTTCTGAATCAACTTCTCGGGGTCAAGTATTTCGAGCGCGTCCTTAGTGAATAAAATCACCTTATTTGCGAAATACCCCGTGCCGTTATGAAGCAACTGAGCACGAGGAGCTTGTGTGGGATCAGGCTGAGCAGTGAACGGGTCGCCGCCGAGCCATAGGGCAATATCAGAACCCGCGCTTTGGCGGTTGATGCCGCTTAGCCCCGAATATATGCGTCGCACACCATCAACGTCGGTCATACCCAGCAGGAGCAGCGTCGAGAGCATCATCCCGCCGGTCACCTCTGTGCTGTCCGTCACAGCCTGCCGCAGGGCGCGCCTCAGATAGCCCGTGTCCTCGGGAGCCGCCTCCCACAGCTCCGGCACACGGTCGCCAAGATACAGCGCCACCTCCCCGATAGTCAGCGCCGTTCCCACATTGGCATAGCCCAACGCGAACATCAGATGCGCGTCTTTCAGATCCCGCCCTATCGTGAAGGGTATCGTCAGATCGAGGTCGCCGTTCTGACTGATTTCAGTAAGCCACTCCTGATGCAGTCCGCTGTCGGCGAGGTCTATCAGCATGATCGGCACTCTTGCTCCGGTCGAGTCCAGTCCCTCCACGTTTCCTTTGAACCGCAATGTGATCTTCTGCCCCTTATAGATCTGAGGCGTGGAAAGCTGCTCCGTGGCGCCGTCGGCGGTGGCGGACGTGCGCTCTATCCTCAGCGCTCCGTCCACGATGCTGAAAGCCCCCGCGTCCATCCATTTGTTCCACTTGTCGAGCCCCACGTCGCTGAAGCTCGCGAACGTGCAGTCCTCCAGCCCCCAGTCTCCCGACTGCAACGCGATATTCCGCACCGCAAGCTCCCCGAATACCCCGGATGCGACGGTATTGATAAAATCCTCCACTCCGAGCACTTTGCCGTTCTCATCTTTGAATGTCGAACGGGTTGAGAAATTGCCGGCAAGCTCCAGCCCGCTTCCCTGCGAATACCGCAGATACTGTTTTGCACCGGAGGTGCCAAGGCGAAAGAATACTTCACCTGTTGCCGGCTCCTGCCCGAACGACACCACGGCCTTACCCTCGAGCGAGTAGGAATTGATGACACTGAAAAGCTTGATCGATGGCGCGTCGGTATCGACAGTCGAGAATACCATGGCCGTCTGACGTGTGGGGTCATTGCGGTTGCCAAGTTGGCAGATCTCATCGCCGGCCTGCGGTATATCGCTATCGGTCTCGCAATCGGTCTTCGAGAGCTCAATATAACCGTAATGGTTGCCTTTGTTATCGGTGTATGCGTCATTGTCAACAGCCGTAACCAGCCTCCAGTAGCGGTGATTGCTGACTTTGTTCGCAGTCCCGGTCTTGGCGTTGAACATCTCGGCAATGGCTTGATCGCCGGCGATTATTTTTGTTTCCGTTTTCTCACCGTCCTGCTCCGACAGGAAATAACAACGGTAAGAACTGTCGGTCTCCTCGACCTTGATACAACTGACACCTCCGCCGGGAGTTATATATTGCTTGCCGGCCAGGACCCCTGATTTAACCACATTCAGTTCCTCGAACAAAGCTTTTACACTCACAAAAAGCCTTGCCACTTCCGCGAAGGAGTCTCCATGGGCGTCCATCCCAAAAAAACCTCCGCTGCTTCCGGCAACATATTCCCCAACCTCAAACCCCTTGTCCGAGGATACCTTGTAGGGTGTCCGATCATCCTTTACCTTCGACATGTAGCTCTTGTCGATCCTGAGCGCCGACATAAGATTGTTGTCTGTAAGACGTGTCTTGTCCCCGGTTCTGATAATGTCAGGCAACGATATGGATCCGGCTATGGATTGGGCGTAGGATCGCACCGACGATATGTCATCGGTAAATCTCTCCTTAGACGTTCGTCCGAGCGCATCACCAATCTCTATATCCATTTGCGAAGGTAGGTTTACCTTACGCGTTATCTTTGTTATACGACTATCACGGTAGCCTGTTTCGGGAAAGTATTTGTCGCTCTCAAGATGCACGCGGCGCCCTACAAACAGTTCGGCTTTATGTTCCTCAATCCATACGTGGTCCGTCGATGCCTTGAAAACAGAAACATCCAGAGCATGGTCGTCATTATACTTGTTCACGGCCTCAAGAAATTCCTCCTCGGCAAGACCGTAATATTCGTCGGGCATCCGAAGATTCCACAGTATATACTTGTCGCCGGCTTTTGGCACAAGTGCGCCCCCCGGGAGCTGCATGTCGGTGTCATACGGCCATATCGTTATTATCTCGAATTCCCGGGTGTCGGCGTTGTAGTTCACCTCGAAATAATAAGTGCCGTCCTCCTCGTCGCCGAGGCCGCCGAGTTCGCTACCCTCCTGGAATGACACACGGATGACCTTGCCGCTTATCATGTAGTCGTCGGGGTTGAACGGAAGGCTGTTGTCGCGGAAGTAGTAGATGGTGAAGTCCTTGCCGTCCTCCCCTTTCTTTACCTCGGTGCGCACGCTGCTCACGGTGCCGGTGCGCCGGGGATAGATGTCGGCGAATGCGGCATCCTCGTAATGGTCCACCCTGCCGTATTTGTCGGCGTTGACTTCGACATACTTCTGGCCGCCGGGGAGCTGAAGGCGCGAGTAGCCGTATTTCTCAGGTTCGATGTTGCGCGAGCTGCCTACCGGCCACAGCCTGGTGTAGAATTTCACGTTGTCGGCTTTGCCGGGGTCTATCGACGTGAGCCCCTTGTTGTAGCCGAGCGTTACAGGCTCGCCGTGTTCGCAGCGGCACACGTTGAGGGTCTGTCCCTCGGTCCACCATTCGGTGCCGACTTTCTCGGCTATCTCCTTGAGTGCTTCATCGCAGTATTTGCCGTGGTAGTCGATGGTGATGTTCTCGGTTCCGTCCACCTGCCCGACCTTCCAGTCGGTGGTATTGTCCCAGCCGTCGTTCACGCACTTCGCTATCATGGCAACATGCTCCCTCGCAGGGGCTGTGAGAGTGAACACCGGGTCGTTCTCGTCATCGACGGTCTTTATCACGAGGATGTTCCTGATCAGGCTCTCGATGCCGTAGAGTTTGAGGTCGTATTTCCATTCCTTTGTCGATACCTGCTTGGGGCGGTACTGCTCGGTCAGCCAATAGCGCTCCCCCTCGAAGTCGGTGTAGTCATCGATATCGAGTTCCACATGTTCGTAGAGGGTGAAGGAGAGCGTCAGGACGTTGTCGCCCTGTATCTCCTTGACCTGCGTGGAGCTGTCGTTGGGCGAGAGCTCCGCCCGGGGATTGCCCGCTCTGTCGTATATTGTCAGAACCATGTTTTAACGGCGTTATAACGTTGTTAGAATGTCGGCTCGGGTTCCTTGAACGTGACCTTGAACCGGCTTGCCTGTATCTCTCCCTGCCAAAGGCTCGTGAGGGGTTTGTACGATCCGCAGCTTACATAGAACATGCGCATGGTGAGGTTGAGCTGCCGGAAGCGGAAGGTGAGCCACCCGTCCCTGCCCTGCTTGAGCATGGTGATGAAGGCGCGGTAGTTTTCGAGCCATTCTTCCCGGGTCCGGGCGAATATTGCGAAGTGCAGCGTCACGTCGCGCTCCTCGCTCTTTACATCAAGTTTGGCGGAATATTTCGTGCCGTTATTCTCGCGAATGTTGACACCGACATGGCTCTTGGCCTTGGCCGGGGTCATTATGGCGGTGAGGTTCTCTCTGCCACCCTTCTTCTCTTCGGTCAAAAACGCACCATACTCTTTCCAGATGTCTGTGCCGTTGATCGTAACAAGTCCTTCAAGCGCTTCCATAATTATTTTGTCTTTATTCCATCACGTATCAGCTGCAATATCAGCTCCTTTATCTCCTCCGCGCTTGCCGCGTTGGATTCTGTGTTCTCGGCTATCCGGGCGAGATAGCCTTCGGCGGCATTCATTTTCGCCACCACATCCTCGACCATAGTGTCGATGTTGGCGACATGCCCCTGCACACTCACGAACAGACCTTCGAGCTTGGTGCCCTGGTCTTGTGATAATGCGTTGAAGCTGCCGGCACGCCCGGCCTGGCTACTGCCGTTGTCCCCGGTCTTGACATAGCCGGTGGCGGCGGCGAGTTGGTCGCGCAGACGCATGGCATCCTCGACATATTTCATGTATTCCTCGGAGAGGGCTTTGCGCTCGGCCTCCGTGAGGTCGTTGTCCTCCATAGCCTTGCCGAACTTGTTCCACCATTCCTCGAGCTTGTCGGCATAAAGTTCCCCAATCTTGTTGGAGAGCATGGCGCGCATGAAGTATTCGCTGATGTTGTCGGCAAAATCCTCCGTCGTTGCCTCCATGTCCAGAAGGGTATCCACAAAGCTGTCATACATCGAATCAAACGTCATCCCCGTCAGCCCCTCGTAGAGCTGCGTGGTCAGCGTCTCCAGCTTCCCCGCCTGGGCGATATAGTTGTTCAGTTTCTCGATAAGTCTGTCGCCATAGCCCCCCTTTCCCGTGTTCCGGATCTGCTCCCACATGTCCACATTCCCCCGTAACAGTTTCATCTGCTCCGGCGTCAGGCTCCATAAGCTTCCGTCCCACGCCTTGCCCATCTGTCGGCTCAGCCGCGAAATCTGCTCCTGCGTGAATCCCTCGAAGTAATACTCCCACGAATGGTGCGACCCGTGATACCCAGCCTGTGCCTGAGCCATCCCCAGATAGTTCTGGTTCACCTCATTCTGGTGGTTATACGCCTCTTTGTATGCCGAAACGCTCTTCGATCCCTTCCCGGCCTTTATCTCGTCCGTCAGATCCTCTATCGCCGTCTGGAGTCTCGCATTCCGGTCCGTCAGTCTGTCCATCGTTTCCTGCACCTGAGCGCCATTGCTCGTGTCGAATAGCGATGTGAATCCCCCGAACGTCAGCGCGTCCAGTATCCCCCCTACACCGTCTATCACCGACCGCCCTATCTGCACAAACATCTGCCCGTTCAGCAGATTCTCGATTATGCCGCTCACGGCATTGAGCACCGTGTCGATAAGGCTCGACACCAGTGCGCCGATGCCGTCCTTAAGCATGTCGAGGATTGAGAGGATGGCCGATATGATCTGACCGAGAAGTCCGCTGTTGCCGAGAGCCTCGGCCACACTCTTGCCGATGGCAGAGTTGCCGAGCAGCTTTGACATCCCTTTGGCGAGTGCGCCGCCGACGGCGCTTGTGACCCCGCTGTTGTTGAACAGTTTGTCAAGTCCCATCAGGCTCTCTCCCACTCCCTGGAGACTGCCCGATTTCAGTCCGGCAAGATTGTTTGCCAGGGAGCTGAACATGTTGTTGACCGTTGCGGTGGAGGTCTGCAGCTTGCCGGAGGCGTCCTGTACCTGCGTGCCGAAGTCTGTCACCTGCGCCGATGCGTCATTGAGGTTGTTGGTGGCGACCGTCACGCCCCGGGTGGCCAACGCGACGGCAGAGTTGTCGCCGGAAGCCTCCGCCGCAGCAAGTTTTTTCTTTGCCTCCGCAAGCGCGTCGGTAGCGGCACGCTCTGCATCCTGGGCGGCGATATAGTTGCGCAGCGCCTCCTGATAGTGCGTAAGGTCGTCACCGAGGGTGGCGAAGATGTTGCTGTCCCATGATGTGTTGGCCTGTTCGAGCCTGGCGATAAGCTCGTAGAGGGTCTGCTTGTCCTCAATGTCGGTGTTGCGGAATTCCTCCGTCCTGGTGATGGCACGGAGCTTCTCGATGGTGGGCTCCAACTGGTCGCGGAACAGTGTGCCGAAGTCACCGAACACGCTGCCCCAGTCTATCGACTGCCTTATGGCCTCGATGTCGACGTTCTGCAGAGCGGCCGCCTTCTCTCGCTCGAGGGTCTTGCGGCTCCACTCGTCGGAAGCCTCGGCGATCTTGCGGTCATACTCCTCGGCAATGGCGGTACGTTTCTGTTGGAATGTGCCGTACTCCTTGAGATAGTCGGCCATGTGCTCCGCCTCCATGCGGTACATATCCTCAAGTGCCCGGTCGCGGGACTCAACGGCAATGCGGTTCGCCCGGTCTATCTCGGTCTGCTGCTCCTCGGTAAGTCCGAAAGCGTTCAGTCCGGTTACGCCGGCCTCGGTATTGGCTGCCGCGAATGCCTGTCGCTGTCTGTCAATCTCGGCCATCTCCTTCTCGAAGTCGAGGGCTATCTGCCGGCGACGCTTCTCCGCGCCCTCGGCCATCTGGTCTATCTCTTCCTGCTCGTTCTGCCAAAGGAGCTTGCGCAGCTCCTCGCCCATACGCCTTTCGTTATCAAGACGGTTGTCAGCAGTCGGAGTCTTCGGGGTATTATCCGGTTTTTTAGGATCGACTGTCAGACCCGGCAGCCTTTCCATTATGCCCTGTAATTCCCGGTCTGCGGTCTCGGACAGTTCAACAACGCCCCTTATGCGCTCCTCGTAGGCCTTCTTTATCATGTCAGCCTCGGACAGGTTTCTCAACTCTTCGGAAGAGTGGTTTTGACGCAGCAGGGCGTAGGCATTGGCAAGATCCGCACCTCGCTCTGTGAAATAGGTCTCGTGCCAACCGCCCTGCTTGCCGTTGTCGACATACAGGGCTTTTCCCGCCTCTTGAGCCGCCCGGGAATTCATGAACCCGTGATTATACTCTCCCAATGCCGGCGCGGCATATCCGCGTTTATCCCGACTACGGGGATTATACACGGATCCCGATGTTATTGTCTGCTCATCCTGTTGGTTCAGGGACACGAGTTTGCCGGCAAGTTCCGCGCCCTGCTCGGAGATGATGTCCTGATAGCCTTTCACCAACGCCCTCTTGACAATGGCATCGATGACATCCCCGGTGTGTTTTTTGAATATATCCTCGGCTTCATTGACCGTTCGGATTTCTTTGCCGAGTTTTTTCCATGCTTCGCGGGTCTCGTGGATAAAGCGTCTTTTTCGGTCGAAGCTGTCGCCAAGACCCTCCCACGCCTTCTTCATCTTTATGAATGAGGCTATCTGCTCGGCTGCCGACGTTCCTACCTTGTTTGCAAACTCTTCCTGTGCCTGTCGCGACTTTTCCAACTGCTGCTTTCGCGATTCCTCGGCTTTCTTTGCCGCATCGCTCCCCTTGGCAAAGGCATACAGGGCGCCCACGACCGTCACGACCGCCATTGCGAGCAGGACGTAGGGATTCGCTTTTGCTACGGCATTAAAAGCGGCTTGCGCGATTGTAGCCGCCTTTGTGGCAATCACTCCGCGACCAACTGCCCATGTGCGTATGGTCTCGGCCGTGGCGGCGGCTTTGGTCTGTATGGCATTGACACCCTGCATGAGTGCCGACTGTTTCTGAAGATTGACCTGCATGGAGGTCAGGGCGTTGCTTGCAACAAGTGCGGTCTGCAACCGGGTCTGCACCTCTACAAGGTCTGCCTCGCTCAAGCCGAGCGCCTGTGCGCCGGCAGTCGCGAGCCCGAAGCCGTCGACGACCAATTGCACACCACCGGCCAACTGGTCAAAGGAGCGTGTGTCTGACGCGGCGTTTGTGATTGCCTGTGATGTGTCGGCAATGGCATCGTTGAGTTCGCCGGCTTTCTCGGTAAGCTCATCGATATGCCGGGCGAGTTCGCGCCCCTGGGCGCTCTGCCTTTCGGCTTCAGTGAGGGAGCGGTACGCCAACAGCAGTGTAGCAATCTCCTCGCGCACGTTTTTCAACTGCTGCCGTAGCGACTGCCCTGCCCCTTCGGCTTCGGCCTTGAGTTTGCGCTGCTGTTCCTCGAGCTGCTGCAGGGCGGTTTTCTCGCCGTCGAGTTCGGCCTTGTACGCAGCAAGCCGCGCCTTGGCCTCCATCCATTCCTTGCCGGGGGCGGCGTTTTTGAGTGCCTTCTCGAGCCGGGCATATTCCTTCTCCATGCCGCTGACATGGCTTTTCTGGAGGTTCAGGGATTCGGGGACCTCGCGCAGCTCCGCCTTGGCATCATCGGAGAAACGCGACAGGGTCTGCCCGGCCTTTTTCAGACCGGGCGACACTCCGTCCTGTAAAAATATCTCAAGCTCTACCGGCTTCATAGATGGTTGTTACTGTTTCAGATTGCTTGCAAAAAATTGTAATACTTCGTCGGCTTCCTCTTCCGCTGTAGCCGCGCCTGCTCTGCCGGAGGTTCTACGCCGGCCACCGCTGCGGTATCGGGGCGCATCGCTCAGCATCATGATCAGCGTCTGGTAGTTTACCTTGTGCAGTATGTAGTCGATGCTCCAGCCTGTCGCGGCGGCTATCTGCCAAAGGAATCCGAAGGAGCTATGGGAGGGTTCGTAACCGCTCTTTAACTCCCCTTCGCTTGTCGGCTCAGTCTCAGCTTCATCGGGTTCGTCCGCTCCGCCAATCTGATAATACTTATAAAAGGGTCGGTGCCCATAAGGCTCACGAACCTATGCGCGGCCGCCACCTGGTAGCGTATCTCGACGCAGTTGCGGACGAACCATGACACCGGCCGCAGGAACAATCTTTTCACCGGGCCGACGCAGATGGAACAGGCTATCATACGGCTTATCTTGTGGCCGTGCATGGCGATGAAGCGCATCTGCTCCTCCTTGGTGAATGCCGCCATCTGCTCTGCGGTGACATCCATCGACAAATATGTCCGGGCAAACTCGATCTGCCCGGACATATAAGGTCGCTTGAGTGTCACGCGCAGCTTTATCGAGCGTTTGCGGAAGGGTATCCTGAATTCCTTGAGCGGAATCGACACTCCCCGGTTCAGCAGCGCGTCGGCAGCCTCGCGCTGTATGGCCCTCGCTGTCGCTTCGTCCATATCTTATCCTTCGCTTTCGGGCGGTATTGGTAACAGCCAGCCTTTTTCTTCGGCCCATTCAGCGGGGAGGGCGGCGGAAGCGAACACACCGTAAGGAGGTACTTTCGCAGTAGTCGGAGCTGTCACCTTCAGCTCGACCTCTATTTTGGCGGTCTCGGTGAGTGTCAGCTTGCCGGCGAGGTCGGAAAGCAAAGTAGCTGCAGGAATAAGGACGGACTGTCCAGATACAAGTGCGAGCTCCCACGGGCCTTCCATGACCATAGCATCGCGGGGTGCCGTCCAGCCGACCACCTTGTCGGCGCTCTTGTGGAGCGCGCCGCCGAGCAGCTGATGGAGGGTCTCGAAGTTCAACTGTATCATGTCGAACTTGGGTGCGATCTTGCCGTTGGACTGGGGAATTACAAGCACCGGGGCGCCGGGTACCTGCTCGGCCTCGATGTCGGTAGATTCGGGTTTGGTACCGCCCATGTCGAAGGAACCTTTGGCGATATAGCCTACTTCCTTGTTTTTATACTTTACGGCACCGATGCCGTACATGAAGTTGCTGTTCATTACTGTGTTATTTTGCTATTCTTTTTTGAATCGTTTTGGAAAAATATTCGCCAGGGCTATTCCGATTATAATGCCGGTCGAACATTCAAGCAGCAGGATAAACCATGACGGTTTCGTTTTTTTCTCTTTCTCCTGCCTTAGCGACTGTTCGGTCTGCTCGAGGGCGTCGCGTGCGGTGTGGTAGAGCGATTCGTAGTATTCCACCTGGCGCTGAAGGGAGTCGCATGTGCCGGTGATGTAGATCACGCCGCCCCGGTGGGTGGCCTCGACGTGCGCCCGGTCTTTGCTCTCGCGGTAGACAGCCCCCTCGGGCAGCTTAAGGAGGCTGTCCACGGATATCACCATGTCCACTTTGCTCTCGGGCACTGTCTGTGTCGTTATCACCCTGGTCACCGCCGCCGTCGTGTCGCTCTTCTCTGAGGTCGAGGAGGTCTGCGTCTGCTCCGTCTGTGTCTTTTTTGTTGTTGCGCAGCTTGCGCAGAACAACGCAATCGTCAGCATGAGGACAGTTATTAGCAGACTCGACGGCCCGGGACAGACGGGACAGCGCTCTTTTGGTGGATGCAAGTTCTTTCTGAATGCCGGCCATGAGTCCCTCGGTCGCCGACAGTTTCTCTCTGGTTGCATGAAGTTCTTCTTTTAAGGGTTTTACGATGTTCTCCACCAGAATCCGAGTCGCGTTCTCGGTGTTGGTGATGCGCACGGTCTCGGCGTCAGCCTTTGCCTTCTCGGCATCGGCGTTGGCCTTGCGCACCGTGGCCTTCATGGTGACCACTGTCACCACGAGCCCCACAAGGCCGGTACCGAAAAGTATGTTGAGGATTTCGCTGAAATTCATAGCTAACGAGCGTAAAAGGATGCCCGCATACTTTTACCGAGTGACGCATGAATTGCGCCTGGCGAGCGACATCGCTGTGGTTGGTTTGATTGGTTGTTACTGGTTAATGCCGATTGACTTGAGCCACTTCTGGACATCGAAACTCGGGCAGGCTTTGGCGGCCACCTCGTTGTGGCCGATGATCCTCACGCCCGGGAAGCGGCGGTGGAAGTCTTTCACATACGCCCCCATCGCCTTGAGCTGTGCCGGGGTGCGCGTGTCCTTGGGTTTCATCGACTTGTCGCAGCCTCCGGCATAGACGACATGCCGGCTGACGGAGTTGTAGCCCTTGGCGCCGTTGGTGATTTCCCACGGATCGACATTGGCATCCTCGTTGTTGTCGACGAGTCGCTCGACCGTGCCGTCAAGGTGGATTATGTCAGTATAGCCGACCTGCTTCCATCCCCTGCCCCCGGCAGACACCGGGCTAAGGTGCATGCGCCGGATGTCGGCGGCACTCACCTCGCGCCCCTCTGGTGTCGCGGTGCAGTGGAGTACGAGATACAGCAGCTTAGCCATTGCCTTCCCCCTTGTCGGCTTCGGCCGCCTTCTTGGTGAACTTGGGTGTGGCGCGGGTGTCCATCACGATGAATTCCTCGCCGAAGGCGATGTTGGTGTCGGCCATCATGAGCAGCTTGAAGAAGTACAGCTCGGAGGCGTTGCCCACCTTGTCGATCTGAATCACCGATTCGTCATTCTGGAGGTTGACGGCGGCGAAGAAGTTGCCGTCTGCATCCGGGGAGCAGAGGGTGGCGACTATCACGCCGTCGGGCCATGCGGCCACAGTCTCGATGGTGATGCCCTTGTAACGCTTGCGGTTGACCTCGGTCTCGCTGGCGTTCTTGGCCTCTCGGGCCGTCAGCTCGTCGTCGTAGGTGTCGAAGTCATCGACACTCATGATGATACGCAGATTGGGGTTCTGACGCATCGCCTTGGGGATGGCGCGGCGTATCTTCTTGAGCTTGCCGAGCATGGTGGTCTCGCCGGCTCCGTCGACGATGACGCAGTCCTTGTCCTTGGCGGCCTGGGTGAGGATGCCGTTCATCAGCTTGGTGTCGTCGGTACCTTCGGCATATTCGCCGTTGACATAGTGGTCGCCGAGTTCGAACTGCACCTGCTTGCTCAGGGCGTCGAGCAGCGCATTCTGACCTTCGGGGGGCAGGTTGCGGAACACGAGGTTGCCGGTGGGCTGCCACTTGCGCCAGATATGCTCGAAGGAGCGAGGGTTGAACACTGTGAAGGCCATGAAGTCGTGGGGATCGAGCACCTGCTCCGACCAGTTGAAGTCGCCCTTGCTGTCCTCGACAGTGGGGTTCTCCTTGCGCTTCTGGAGCATCTTGCCCACCTTCAGGCGCGGGATGCTGATTTTCTTGTTGACGCCGGGGATGACCATGATCAGTCCCTTCTCCACGAGTTCGTTGCTCGTGGCGGCCACGGTGAGGATGCGCTCGAGTACCTCGCCGTTGTAGTTGGTGTTGTCTACTTTGATTGCCATTGGTGTATGGTGTTAGCGGTTATTGTTTCTTGAGCTTCTCGCGGATCTCGGCCATGCGCAGTTCCCACGGGCCGGCCTTGGGGACATCGTCGGTAGCCGGGGCGGTCTCCAGGGTGGAGCTGAGTTTCTGTGCCGGCGCGATGGCGTCGATGGTGGCGGTGAGGGTGGCGATACCTACGGACTTGCCGAGGTCGAGGAAGTGCTGCTTCTTTTCTGCCGGGATCTTCTTGGCGGCGATGGCGCCGTCGACAGCCGCAGTGATCTGCGCGAGTTTGAGGCTGTCGTTCTCCTGTCGGAGACTGTCGGCCTCGGCGTTCTTCTGTTGCAGTTCCGCGAGTTTGGCGTTGACCGCCGCCTCGTCTGCCGTCTCCGGCAAGCCCAGTGTCAGGGCGAGTGTCTTGATGTCCATTTGCGGTTGGTTGTTGGTTGGTTTATGATTCAGCCTCGGGAGGGGGCAGTCGCCGCCCTCGCTCAGCGTTATTAACTGTCCGTCCTTGTGGAGCCGGATGGCGTCGTTGTTGGCGCCGATGTCGACAAGCGACACTTCTATAAGGCGCGCCTTGGTGACGGTGGCGTAGCGTTGGTCCGGCACGATAAGCTCGGCGGCATCGCTTGTCTCGACTACCTCGAAGCCTATGCTCACCATGCGCAGCGACCCGAATTCCCACTGCTGCTTGCACTGGCGCGAGAGGTCGGTGGCCTCGTCGAACGACAGCTCGCCGGTAATCTCGCCGTTCTCCTTCTTTATGTCCTTTATAAGCCCGATGGCGAGTCCCCTGCAGTGCATGTACAGGAGTATGGGGTTGCGCTCGTATTGCGTCGTGTCCACGCCCTCGGTGAGGACGCGGTAGCCGTAGCTGTTGAGCGTGTCGTTTGTCAGTCTTACTCTGTTGCCCATGTCTGTGCGATAATGATTTGATGCCGCAAAATTGCGGGTTAAACCACTTGCCTCCAAAAAAGTGTGCAATGGTTGCACACTTCTATGCAATGGGTGCACACTTTTTTTGAAGCCGGTGGATTTTGAGGCAATTTTGCTCTCAAATTATTATCACATCCCCGTATGACAAAAGCTGAACTTGAAAAAAAGAGAGACCTGGCACGCACCCTGTATCTTTCGGGGAAGGAGCAGACCGAGATTGCCGAGATGACAGGCGTGTCAAGGGTCACCATATCCAAATGGTGTGCCGCCGACGGCTGGAAGGCTACCCGTGCCGCAAAGACCATAACGCGCCCGGAGCTTATCAAAAAGCTGCTCCTGGTGACAAACACGCTGCTCGACAAGGTCAATGAATCGGGAGACCTCGCCCTGATTGACAGCCTCGGCGACAAACTCTCGAAACTCACTGCCGCCATCGACAAGCTCGACAAGTCGCAGGCCAACGTCGTGGCAGCCATAGAGGTGTTCACGGCATTCACCGAATACATTAAGTTCCGTGCCAAGACCGACCCGGAGGTGACCATCGAATTCATAAAGAAGGTCAACAAGCTGCAGGACGGGTTCCTAATCGAATCATTCAACAAGGGTGCACTCGTTTATCATGGCGGCCAAACTGACTAAGGAACAGAAGGAGGCTTTCGCGCAGTGGAAGGAACACTGCCGCGAGGTTCAGTCCCTGACAGCCGAATCATTGTCGGTCGTCAAGGAATCGCCCCTTGAAAAGGAGCGGCGCATCAAACGGCTGCTCTCCAATTATGACGAGTTCTGCGAGTATTATTTCGCCCACTTCCTTACCCTGCGCGACAAGACCACCGGGGAGGTCATCCGCACAATCCATAATGCGCCGTTCCATACAAAGGCGGCTCTCAAGATAAGGAACACGCCGAATCTGAAGGCGGTCTTCAAGTGGCCCCGCGGCCATGCCAAGTCCACCCATATCGGTGTGTTCATCCCTCTTTGGCTGATTTTCCAACCGAAGAGGCTTATCAATTTCATGATTACAGTCGGCAAAAGCCAGGACAGCGCCAACCGTCTGCTCGGCGATTTACAGGCCGAACTGGAATACAACCAGAAGCTGATTGCCGATTTCGGGGAGCAGAAGAACCTCGGCTTGTGGCTCCAGGGTGAGTTCAAGACAAAGGGTGGCGCAAAGTTCCTCGCCGTGGGACGCGGCCAGTCGCCGCGTGGCCTCCGCGACCGCGAGGCGCGCCCCGACTATATCGTGATTGACGACTTGGACGACGACGAGCTGTGCCGCAACGAGAAGCGCGTGAAGGAGCTGACCGCATGGGTCAAGGAGGCACTTTTCGGTGCACTCGACGTGGGTCGCGGCCGCTTCATAATGGTAGGCAACCTTATTTCCAAGACATCGGTGCTCGCAAATATCGCCGCATCCAAGGGTGTATACGTGTCCGAGATAAAAGCCATCGATAAGGATGGTAATCCGGTATGGGTCGAGAAGTGGACCAAAGAGGAAGCTCAGGGCTATAAGGACTTTGTAGGATACAGGGCATGGGAGAAAGAGATGATGCACAATCCCATCACTGATGGCACTATCTTCCGCCATGAATGGATCCGGTTCAAGCGTCTGCCGAAACTCGAAAAGTACGACATGCTCGTATGCTATACCGACCCGTCGTTCAAATCCACAACGGCCAATGACTACAAGGCATGCCGTCTGTGGGGCAAGATCGGGACCGAACTGCACCTCATTGACTGTTATGTCCGGCAGGACACTGTGTCCGGCATGGTGCGGTGGCTTTACAATCTCTACGAGAGTCTGCCCGATAATGTGGTTGTCAATTTCTATATAGAGGCCAATATGCTCCAGGACATAATTCTTGATGAATTCGCTACCGAGGGCAACATCCGTGGATACCAGTTGCCAATTATGCCCGATAAGCGCACTAAGCCGGATAAGGTGCAGCGCATCGAGGCGGTGTCGCCGTTGTGGGAGCGCGGCTTTGTGTTCTACAACGAGGCCCTGAAAGATTCGCCGGACATGCAGGTCGGTATCGAGCAGACTCTTGCTCTCGAGCGTGGTTCCCGCGTGCATGACGACGCGCCGGATGCCGACGAAGGTGCGATATGGTTCCTTCAACGTAGTACCCGGCAGGAGATTTTCAAACCGGTGGCGATTCCGCGTCGCTCGCCCAAAAATATGTGGTGATTATGTTTATCGACAATGAGGATTACAGGGTGGTTATCGGTGAGGGCGCCTTGAAGACTGTGTCCCAGTCCACCCCTGAAAATATAGCCAATGCGGAGGCTGAGGCCATCGAGGAGATCTCGGGCTATCTGCGCCCGGTATATGACACTGCCGCAATTTTCTCGGCTTCCGGCGCTGACCGCAACCGGCTCATCGTGATGTACACCGCCGACATCGCTCTCTATCACCTGACGGCCTCGCAGCCGCAGAAGATGGGCAGCGAAATACGCAAGGAGCGCTACGAGCGAGCCATCAAATGGCTCGAAGGAGTTCAGTCCGGCCGGATTGTTCCCGCCCTCCCCCTCGCGGAGCCTGAGAATGGATTCACCGGCTTCGGAACCTCTTATCATTCATCACCACGATTAAGACACGATTGGTAGCCATGGGTAGAAAATCAAACAGACAGAAGCTAAACCGCGCGCAGAAGGACGCACGGTCAAAGATACAGAAGCAGTCCTCGGTTATCCTGGAGCTGCACCGGTATGCTGAGTTCTTCACAAAAAACGACATCGAGGATTGGCGCCATGCATGGCAGTCTGCCATTGATCCGCGCCACCCTTCACGACAAAAACTCTACGACATCTACCGGGATGCCATGACGGACTCGCACCTCTCGGGGTGCATACAGCAGCGCGTCGGGTTCGTGATGTCGCGCTCGTTCAAGCTCGTTAACGAGAAAGGCAAACAGGACGAGTCTGCGGAGCATCTGTTCGACCAGGCATGGTTCAAGGATCTGTGCCGCCTGTGTCTTGAGTCTATCTGGTGGGGCCATTCTCTCATCGAGCTTGGCGATGTCATAACTGACGGCGACGGCCATCCGGCTTTCTCCGGCGTGTCGCTCATCCCACGTAAGCACGTGATTCCGGAAAAGGGGCGCGTTGTACAGCGCAGAGGCATGAACTGGGAAACCGGCATAGAGTACCGGGAGCGGCCCTGGCGTGACTGGCTGATTGAGGCCGGCCGCCCGGACGACCTCGGGCTGTTGCTCAAGGCAGCGCTCCATACCATTCCTAAAAAGCACGCGATGACATTCTGGGATTGTTTCGCGGAGGTGTTCGGTATGCCCTGGCGCATCGCACGGACCACCACACGCGACCCGAAGGAGTTCCAGCGCCTGCAGGACATGATTTACAACGGAGGCGCCAACCAGGGCGTGGTCACCGGCATGGAGACGGAGATCCAGTTTGTGGAGTCCGGCAAAGGTGATGCTTTCAATGTCTACGACAAACGCATCGATCGTGCCAATTCGGAGCTGTCCAAACTGGTCATCGGGCAGACCATGACAATCGAGGACGGTTCGTCGCTCTCTCAGTCGCAGACCCACCTGCAGGTGTTCATGAACCTGGTGGAGTCCGACCGGGACTTCCTGCGCGACATCATCAACAATCAGCTTATCCCGCTGATGATCCTCCACGGATTCCCTGTCAAGGGGCTGCGCTTCGAGTGGAACGATGCCGTCGACTACACTCCCGAGCAGCAGGTAGCCTACGAGACCATGATTGCCGACCGCTACGAGGTGGATTCGTCCTATTTCGCCGACAAATACAATATGCCGGTCGGCAAGCGAATAAACCAGATGTCGCTGCCTCCTGCTGGCGACGGCGACAAGGGGGATAGCGATACTACCGACTCTAACGGCAAAGAGAAAAAGAATTTTTTCGACTAAGCCCCTCTGACTACGAGGGGCTGCATCGGCGCTATTCCTCACTTCTTGACGGCACGGATGTTGCGACTCTCGCCGCTCCCGGCGACGATGTGCGCAAGCGTCTCACCTCGCTGTTTGAGGGTATGATGCGCTCGCTGTTCAAGGAGAAGGGCGCGGAGTTCCGTGTCGAGCTTGTCGCCGACCCTTCGGTGCAGGAGTTTGTCGGGACGCATGCCTCGGTTATGGATTCCGCATTCGAGAAGGTGGAGATGTCGGACGCAATGCGCCGGCGCCTGACCCGGTCGAATTATATATTCTCCGGCATGAAGGCGTTCCATGAGCTGCATGAAGCCTTCCCCTCGCTGCTCGATGAGAATGGCAATAGAAAGCCGTTTGAACGGTTTTTGAATGATGTTCAAAGCATCGACGAGACATACAACGCCAACTATCTCCGGGCGGAGTATAATTTCGTGAGCGCGTCAGCGGAGATGGCGGGGCGGTGGGAACAGTTCATGCGCGACGGCGACCGCTACAATCTCCAGTACCGTACCCAGCGCGATGACAAGGTGCGTCCGGAACATGCCGCCCTTGATCGCGTCACTCTGCCTCCTACCGATTCGTTCTGGGAGGAGTTCTATCCGCCCAACGGATGGAACTGCCGGTGCACAGTGGTTCAGGTGCGCAAATCCAAATATCCCGAAACCTCACACGACGAGGCGATGCGTCTTGGCGACGAAGCCCTGCAGCGCGACACCAAGGGCATCTTCCGGTTCAACGCCGGCAAGGAGGGCAAGTCCGTCCCGGACTACAACCCCTACACAATCCGCCGCTGCTCCACATGCCCCATCGCCAAAGGCAGCAAAGGTGGAAAACTTGCGGCATTCACACCGGACAACGAGGTCTGCCGCGCCTGTGTGATTTTCCACCAATGCGCCGGAAATGCCGAAAAGTCGGCCACGGCCATCGAGCGCAAGCATTATATGCAGGAGATGAAGCCGCTGTTAAGCCGACGGTGTTCAAAAGCCATCGGCGGCGGTTCCACAATTCCGGTGGGATTCACCACATACGGCAACAAACACCTCTTTTCCGACACTTTCGGTAGGTCGAGGGTGCTTGCCAAAGACGACCTCAAGAATCTTGACCGCATTTTGGCTAATGCGACGTACATCGGGGATTCGGCTCTCACGCATCCCCGGAATGACGGCATCGAACGGTTCTATTATTTCAAGGCCACACTGCGCGGTCAGGAGATAAGGCTGAATGTAGCAAAGAAAGTTTGGATTCAAAGGAATGGCAAACCTCAATTCACCTATTTCCTTTATTCCATCAATGATATATTAAACAAAAAAAGCACATCGGGCGGAGCTTAGGTCTCAATTGCCAGGTTTCCTTTCCTTCAGTGCTTGTGCAAAATTACGAACAATTTCTCAATCACAAAAGTTTATGGCTGAAAAAATCTAACCGTAACATTATATATAACAGCAGGTCCCCGTTTAATCCTTTTTATACACGGCTCTTTCATTTACAAATGCTTGGAAATTTCAAAGTGCATGACAAAGAGTCGGTTAAAAGCCATTAGCTCTTTTATCCAAAATGAGATTAACACAGCCATTGCATAACAGACCCATGCAACTGCCTGATTAAAAGTGGTGCATTATAGCATCAAAGTTAAATGAAAGAGCCGTGCTTTTTATACCGGATCGCAGATTCACCACTAACCTCGGATAAAGATGGCTGTCTCCCAATTCCCATAAGTGTTGGTGCAAAACGCAAAAATTCATGATTTAATTCGTCAAGCCAAATAACCTTTTTACTGGGAGACAGACCAATGTTTGAGTATGTAAAGATCAGATATACTCCTGGTATGCTGTTGATTTGCCAATCACTACTGATGAATTCAGGATTTTTCTCCAATCGCCAACATCCTTCATATTGCTGCGAGGGGCTGACTATATCCACCGCGGTTCCGTCTGCGTTAAAGATATATTCCTGATTCCATGAAATATTTGATATATCTTCCCATCCGTGCTCCCTGAACATTCCGCGATAATAATGTTGTGCCCCGACCCAATGTCCGACTATGACACTCTGGAGCTCTTCGTACAACGCATCCTGGGCCCTCGCCGCAGTCTGCTCCGGTGTTTCCGGCTCTTCGTCCTCTCCGCCACAAGAGCACAGCAGCAATGAGAACGGGATGAAAGCTAAAGACAATAAGATTATAAATTTTTTCATTTGGATTAGATTATATGTGATTAATCGTTTCTGTGTAATCAAAAGCATTCGGTTTTCAGGGGTAGGGCACAAAAAAATGCCCCCGGCCTGTTAAATAGTCGTCTCACTTACTTTTAACACCAACCCAGTAGCGGGAAGAGCAGCCGGGGGCAATATACCCTTTCGCTCTCCCGCTACTGGGTTTTGGTGATAAATAAGTGAGACACTGCAAAATTAACAATTTTCGCTGACATGACAATATTTGAAGTGCTGAATTTCAACCGCGAGCTGCTCGAAAGGCTGCGCCGGATAGGTGTGCGTCTTGAGGACACCGCCTACATTGACCTTTTTGTTGACTACAACAATATGGTCGGCGCCGGCGACAAGGTGTCGTATGTCGTGGCGGTCCTGTCCGACAAATACAATGTCAGCGAGCGCAAGGCCTACAGTCTTATAAAGCATTTCCAGAACGACTGCAATCCTGGTGCAGTGTGATTCCGTATTCCGATAGTGTGCCGCTGATGGCGCGTGCCTACCTTTGCACCATCATCAATAATCAACGACAATGGCACGCAACAAATACCACCAAATCCTCGCCCGGATTCTTGACACAGGCAAGCATCAGGCCAACCGAAAGGGCAACATCACCTACCTTATCAACGAGCGGCTCTCGCTTACCCCGGCTGACCTGCTCGAAATTTTCGAGGGCCACGGACTCGCCCGGAAGAAGCTCCGCTCCGAGCTCAAGCTCTTCATGAGCGGCGAGCGCTCGGTGGAGAAATACCGTGAGGCCGGAATAAACTGGTGGGATTACTGCGGTTCCATCCTGGTCAATTCTTATCCCACCTATTTTGAGAAACTGCCGCCTCTGCTCGCCAGGATCAATACGGAGCGCCGACCTTCAAAAAACTATGTGCTGTTCCTCGGTGCCACCGAGGCTGAGAGTAACCAGGCACCGTGCCTGTCGCTCGTGCAGTTCCAGATCGAGGACGGCGAACTTGTGGTGTCGGCATACCAACGCAGCTCTGACGCGAACCTCGGGCTGCCGGCTGACATCTACCATCTCTACCTCATGGCGCGGCACATAGACTTCCCCCTCAAATCCATCACGCTGTTCCTGGGCAATGTGCATGTGTATGACAACAACATCGACAACACACGTCGCCTCCTTGCCGGGGAGGACAGCGTAAAATTCGAGCTTAACGTATGAGTCGCCTGTATCTGTCCGCTCCGCTGCCCTTTGTCGGGCAGAAGCGCATGTTCGCCAAGCATTTCATCGAGGTCATCAAGCAATATCCGGCCGGCACAGTATTTGTTGATCTTTTCGGTGGCTCGGGGCTGCTCTCGCATATCACAAAGCATTTCCACCCGGAGTCGCGCGTCATATATAATGACTTCGACGACTACCGGCTGCGCATCGCCAACATTCCCCGGACTAACGCTCTGCTCGACCGTATCCGGCCCATCGCCTCGCAGTTCCCACGGCATAAGCCGGTGACCGGCAATGCCCGCGACGAGATTTTCCGGCTGCTCGAGCATGAGCTGAAGGAGAATGGCTATCTCGACTTCATCACACTGTCGTCATCACTGATGTTCTCGATGAAGTACAAGATGAGCATTCCGGAGATGCGCAAGGAGACATTTTACAACAATGTCCGCAAGGCCGGATATGCCGAATGCCCGGACTATCTCGCCGGCCTGGAGATTGAATCATGCGACTACCGCGACCTTTTCGAGCGTTTCAAGGACACGCCGGGCGTCGTGTTCCTGGTCGACCCGCCCTATCTATCCACCGATGTCGGGACTTACCGCATGTACTGGCGCCTCGCCGACTACCTTGATGTGCTGTCTGTGCTGTCCGGCCATAATTTTGTATATTTTACCTCCGAAAAATCGTGCCTCGTGGAGTTGTGCGAGTGGATGGGCCGCAACCCGTCGCTCGGCAACCCCTTCGAGCGGTGCAGTCGCAGGGAATTTAACGCGACCATGAGCTACAATGCCCGCTATACGGACATCATGCTGTTCACAACACCCGACCTCCACGCAGCCAATGCCGTATGAGGCCGTTTTTTCGCCCATATAACGCCGAGAGAGCCGCAATCCGATGAAGGCTGCGGCTCTCTCTTTTCTTTGCGACACGGCGCGTTTATGGCGGCTTATTGAAGATGTCGGAATCCGACGCAGGTGTAGGTCTCGATGTTCTCGACAAGTTCCTCGTGGTTGTGGTTGGTGGCGGAACTGTCGATGTCAAACTCCATGAAGGTTTTGCCCTTCAGTCCGGCAAGTTGCTCATGGATCTTGTCGAGCAGCCGGAATTCGCCGATATTTTTCTGCTCGGCCCAGTCGGTAACGACGTGGAGATTGATGAGCGGCTGCGCACGGTATTCAACACCCGGCACAATGGTGTTCCACTTGAAAGGCACAAACTCAATGAACACCGCCGGACGATCCCATGCTGTCTCCTGCTCGATAAACTCGACATTGTGGTTCCACAGGTCGATATGCCTTATCGCCCGGGGATGCAGTTCGTCATCGACATCAGCGTCATCAGGGCGCTCATAATATTCGCCGGCGGCATTGATGCACAGTGCCTCGAGCCGGTTCTTGATTGCGTTGTATAGTTCCTCTCTCATTTTATTTTCTGTTTAGCTTCAAAATATAAATGCGTCAGTTTGGAATTGCCACCTACACGGAAAAGAGTATCTAACATGGTGCCGGATATATCATTTTTCCAGTAATTGGAATAAGCCTCTCTCGAGATAGCCTGAGCAAATTCCCATAAAACATCTTGATTGTGACGCTTGCGAGTCTTTACACGCTCTTGGACCCAGTTTTTCCATTCCTTGAATGAAGTCGGGATTTTTATTGTTAAGGTTTTCATTTGATGTTGAAGTCTATACTGTTGATGTATTCGGTAAGGTTCTCTTCGATGATTGCCCGGACTGCGGCCTCGACCTCCGGCGACGTGCCGAGGAATTTGCGCTGCGGTATCTTGATAGTCGCACCGACCTTCATCAGCGCCATCGCTTTCCAGAAGTCGGCCTCGGAGGTGAGCTGACTGTTCCGTTTGTCCCGGCGCAGCGAGCCGTCCTTTCTGCGGCCGAAGGAGCCGGTGGCGGCATAATACTTGTGCCAGAAGAAGCGTTTCATTTTGGCCGTCACCTTGATTTCGCCACCTTCGTTGTGAATGGCTGCCGCCGGGTGGTCGGACAGAAACACGATGCAGCTCTCCCGGATCTCGCTGCGGACGCTCTGCCTCAAGCCGCCGGAGTCAACCAGGATAAGACCGCCCGGGCGTGTCGGACTTTTACGCCTCTGCCATGCCTGTGAAAAGAATGCCTGGCGTTCGAAATTCTGGTCGAATTCGTCGCCAAGTTCCACCTGTATGTCGCGCAATATGCTCCGAAATATGGCGCGCGTCTGCTGATCAAGGTCGCTCATCGGGGCTTTCTTTTTCGGGGTTTTCGTCAATAAAATCAAAAAGGCTCGGCATGTCGGACGCCACGACCGGGGTTTCAAACCCTGCCGTGGCGTTCATTATGTTGTAGAAGGTGCGTTCACTGATGCAATAAACCGGATATATGTACCTGCGCCATATCTCCCGGTTAGACAGTCCGCTCCTGGCGTACCGGTCATATATCCGGTTTATGTCCTCGACGCGCTTCCTGTAGGACATGCCGCGCGATTTTGTCATTGGCTCTACATGATTTTTACTGGTCCGCGTGTCAGGTTAGGTCGGTAAGGCCGGATGTCGAGTGTCGTCACGCTGCTCACTGTCACTCTGCCGCTGCCCTCGCACTGGGGGCATCTTGCCGGATGCCTTTGCGGTGCCTCGGTCTGCTGAATTCCGGTGCCGTGGCACTCCTTGCACACCGCCACCCGGGGCGGTCGTCTTACTTCTTTTTCCATAGTTTCTTTTGTTTTAGTCCACATCGGTCATACCGAGCGGGATATATACCCATGCGCCCTTGTCATTCTTGTATTGGGCACGGATGTACTTCTTTGAGATGGCCGGCTGATAGCTCTCCTCGATGATGCGCACACCGTCGATAAACCGCTCGTCGCCGCTGTCATTGGCCATCTTGCGGAGCTGCAGCACACGGCTGGCCTTGATATTGCCCTGGCCGTCGCGGCTCAACAGGCGCAGCACGGCGTTGACAAGGGCGCGGGTGGCATCGTCCTTGGCAAGGCCTTCGATATACTGCTTCACCATTGCGATACCGTCCTCCACGGTGTCGCGGTAGCCGTCGATGGTGTTCACGCCAAGGATCAGGCGGAACTTGCCGTCGGAGGTGGTGAAGGTGTGGCTGTTCTGCTCGTCGGTCTTTACCCCGGTGATCTCGGACTTCATCTTGAGGATGGTGTCGAAGTTGCCGAACACGGTGTCCTTGATCATCTTGATCTGTTCGCTGAGCTCGCGCAGCTGCGGTATGGTGGTGGCCACCTCTTCGTCGACCATGTCGGCGTACTGCTGACGCTGTTCCTTGCGCTCCTGTTCGCGGCGCTTTTTCTCTTTCTCGGCCTTGAAGGCTTCGAATTCCTGACGCTCTTCGGCTGTCATTTCTACTTTTTCTGTCATATCTCTATTTTTTAAGGGTTGTGTTGTCGTTTTCTTTACAGGGCACTTCCTCTATCTCGTACCACTCGACATCGGGGTTCTCGAGTCCGAAAAACTCTATCACCTCCTAGCGGTCATGGTAACCGATGTATTCCGGGCTGAGAATCTGCTCGGTGGTGCGCTCCTTGAGCCTAATCTTCCAGTGTCGCTTTTTCATGATTGTGTTATGCCTGCCCCATGCTCATGGGAATGATTATTACCTGCTGCCTGGACTCCTGTGCCTTGGACTGCTGCGGCATCTCCACCGGCTGACGGCGGATGCCGCCCTTGCGCTCTATGCTTTTGAGCTTGCGACGCAGTTCCCGGTGCTCGTCGGCGGTGATATGGTAGAAGTCCTTGCCGATTATCCGGGCGTCATGGCACAGTAGGTTGATACGGCCCCAGTCGGTGGTGTCCACACCCATCTGCTGCATGAGCCGGAGGGTCTTGCTGCGCTCCTTGCGGAGTTCGTCCTTGCTGCCGACCTTCCGCTCGAGGTCGGAGCAGCAGCGGTCGTACTCGGCTTTGGTCATCTCGCGCAGACTGTCGGTGCGTCCGTTGGTGTATTGCCACACCAGGCTCTTCTTCACCTCGTCGCGGTCACCAATGGGGTCGAGCGCCTTGAGGGCGGTGTAGAACCGGGCGAAATTAGTTACTTCCTGTGCCATTGTTCTTTTCTCTATTTAGTTCACTCAATCGATTTCTCTCCTTGAGGACTACCGTCCAGTTGCAGTAGTTGCAGCAGCGGCCTTCCTCTTTGATGGGCCACGGATCGTTGCCGTGTTCCGCGACCTCTTTGCCACAGATGCAGCATTTGAATTTTGTCTCACTCATATTCGTTTATTTTATATTCGGCTTCCAGTCTATCGTTACCATCGCCGCCACTTCGCCGGTGCCGGCACAGTCGGGACACGGCTCAAAGTCCAGCCCTTTAGGAGTGTCTATTCTGAACCCACCCCTGCCGTTGCAGTAAGGACACGTCATCGGGGCGGTCATAAATGCCTCCTTGTGTATCCGGCCTTCCGGTTCGATTACTATCATCGTTCGTTTCTTGCTCATGGCTATTTCGTGTTGTTTGTGGTTTTCAATATTCCTTCAACCCATACCGGGTAATAGACTCCCGGTGCCGGAATGAAGCGGCCCTGGCAGTATGCCTTGTAACCGCTGACCCTCACCTTCACTCCGGCGAGGTATTTGACTTTCTGTGCAGGCTTCCCCATCGGCTGTCCTTTGTATTCCTGGCTGATGAAAATGAAGCACTTGCGGGGGAAGCGTTTTATCAGAGCCTCGGTTTCGGGGTAGTCCCATCCTGCCGCCTGAAGGCTGTCGATGATTACGAACCTCGGCGACTTCTTGCACTTGAGCCGCGCTGTCAGCTCCTCGATGGTGTCAGAGGTGGCGATGCGGAAGCGGCCCTGCACCTCGCTCATCTTGAACCGCTCGATGCGTTTCTGGAATGACTGCCCCACCCCTTCCTCGTAGCTCATGAACAGGACGGTGCCGTATTCGGTGAGCTTGCGGGCAAGCTGCATCACGAAACTGCTCTTGCCCGAACCCGACTGGCCGTGGATAAGCCACGTCTCGTTGACGGTGGGCAACCCGAAGGCCTCGGCCCACTCGCCGTCCCACGGCAGGGTCTTATAGGTCTTGGCAAGCACCTCTTTGGGGCTGTACGCTCGTTTCGGCATGGTTTTATTTCTTTTTAGTTCTACGTCCTGTTGTTTCATAGCACCATCCAAGCATCCGGTTGAATGGCAGTGCTATGCCGTGAATTGTCCCGAATACGCCGAAATCGCCCTCATCATCGACTTCGCCATCGGAATATCCGGTATATACCTTCCAGTTGTCCATGACAAACATGGCCTTGCGCTGCTCGTCGATCGATTTGAAGTCTTCGGGCGATTTAAGAACCCGGCGGCGACCACCCTTGAATGTCACTGTCAGTTTCAGGCTCATGACTGCTGTCTTTTTAGTTTCTCAATCTCGGTATATACACGTCGCAGTCCTCCGCCGGTCTTGCGCACGATCTGTCCTATGTCGGTACCATCCGGGGCGTTGACCCTGGCTACTATCCAGGCCTGTTCGTTGAGGAAGGCGCGGCGGTCGTCGCCGTTGTCGGGCGTCACCTTGCTGAAGCGGTCGCCGTAGCGGCACAGCATCTCGGCATAGCCGACCTTCCGGCACTCGATGGAGCGGTTGATCTTCTCCTTCAGGCCGTCGGCACCCATCATGTACCAAGCGCAGCACCGCTCGGTGGCGTTCCACAGTGCCTTCAGCTCAAGGAAGGCCTCGTACTGGAGGTCACCGGCCTCGTCGAGTATCACCAGGGGGTTGTCGATGGAGCGGAGGTAGAACACGAGGTCGTCGTACACGTCCGAATAACGGCCCTTGCTGTCCACGCCGAACTCGGCGGCAATCTTGCGGATCAGCTTGAGCTTGGTCTTGACCTGGGAGCAGTCGATATACACGGCGTTGCGGTGGGTCTGAACGTAGAGCCGGGCGGTGAAGGTCTTGCCGATGTTGGGTTCGTCGCAGAGGATGCCGCTGACGCCCGACTGTTGGCAGAACTCAAGCTGCGCGGTGACGTACTGGAACACCGGGGTCTTGGCGGCCTTCCACTCCATCTCCTCGCGCAGGGCCACGCCGAGCTTCCGGGCGATGCTTATCCAGTTGGCATCGCTCAGCACCCTTTCGGTCTGGCCGTTCTTGACGGCGCTGTACACCGAGGTGGTGATGCCTAACGATGCGGCGTGCTTGGCGTCGCTCGGGTAGTTCCGCCGGGCTGCCGTGATCGCGGCGGTGATTTTCTGTTTGTTTTCGGTTGTAATCATATTCTAATACTGTTATAATGTCGTTTTATTGGTCCCTGAATCCGGCTGCGGCCCAATCTATACCGGCGAATGACGAGGTTGCTTCTTCGTCAGGCTCTATCGCCGCCCGGGGCATTTCCACGGCCTCTGCCGCGATTTCAGGTGTCGCCGTGCGTTTTATAATCCCGACCCTCGGGGCGGCGTTACGTGCGACGTATGCCGCTGTCCTGGCAACCTTTTTACGCTGCTCTATGTAGTTGGCCACATCCTCCTCGGTCTGCTCGGCCATGACACGGTTGTAGGTCTGTACCTTCTCCACCTTGCCTATGTATCGGTCATCCTGAAAGATATAGACGTCGGTAGGTTCGCCGTTCTCGTCAGGGAGGAAGTAGGCGGTTACCTTGTAGTTGTTGGGGTCGAGTTTCTCAAGCACCTCGGGAGCGCTTAACCACCAGTCCTCGTGGCGCACTCTAACGGTGGAGTTGCGACGGACACTCGTCGGCACCCTTTCGCCTATATATCGACTCAAGGTCAGTTTGTCGAGTGGCTGCAGGGTCGGGTTGATATTTGCCACAAGCACGTCCCATCGCGTCATGCCCTTGTGCTTCTTCTGATTCGGGTGCAGGGTGTTGTTCCACTCCATATTGTCGGCACGGTCATCGGCCACAAGCTCCTCGAAGGTATAGTATCTCTTATCCTCCCATGTGTCGTTGTTCTCGTCGCTGATCTTCTTGCTCTCGACGCGGTTCTTGCCCTTGCCGTAGAATCTGCCTATGCCGGCATGGTTCTTGTGGGCTATCGAGCGTTTGAAGGCACCATTCAGAGGCTCGGCATATTTTTCCTGAGAATTCTGCGGTGCGCAGAAATGTACGAAGGGGAAGGCGACACCGGCTCTCAAAAAGCCGTCCTTGTACTGGCTCATAAGGTGTTGCTCCACCTCTATGCCGGCCGGCATACCCCAACCCTTGCGCTCGATCAACCGGAACATATCCCTGAAACATTCCACCACCAGAGCCTCATCCTTCTTCCTGGCGTAGGCGGCCCCGATACGGCACTGACTCACCACGTCGTAGACGTAGTAGGCATGCACCCGCTCGTTGCCCTTCATGCGGCGCGGCAGATCCACGTCGTCCATGGTAATCTGCGACAGCGAGAACTGTCCGTTGTGGCGGTGCATGTGCGGCATCTCTTCGTGCATAAAGGTCGTCCGGCTGAGGTGGCGGTTCTTGATAAGGATTTTGTTTTTCGGCTTGTTGAGGTAGTTTGCGATGGTGGCGTCGCTCGGTATCCACGGCTCCTCCCCCTTTTTGGCGAATGTCTCCGGGTCGTAGAGTTCACCGGTGTCGATATCGTAGACGTCCAGTTCGCCGGTGAGGAACATGATATACATTTCCCGGACAGTGGTATTGTAGGGCTGGTTCTCAAGACAGGCGATGCCGAGGATCACGCGCTCCTCGCGGTGGGTCATGCGCCGGGCCGTCTGATTGCCGAACTTGCCGCTGATAAGGCTCGGATAGCCGTCGCGCCTGTATTCGGCGACCTTCTTGCGGAACCTGAACATGGAGGTTGGCAGGGTGTGCCCGAACTGCTCTCTCAGGCTCTCGACGGCCTTGGCCATCTTCTCCCACTGGTAGGTGTTGCCAAGCACTCTCTGGAAGTCGCTCGCCCGGCTGTGTAGCCTGATGCAGCAGTTGAGGACGCTGGCATTGACCACGCACTCCTCCACCCACTGCCGACGCTTTTCCTCTTCCTTGAATTCGATAGGACATTTATTCCGGTCGTTGAACCACGTCACGGCCGCCTGGTCGCGCTCGTAGTTCTCGCGGAACCACCCGGCAGCAAGTATCTCGTCACCGTCGCCGAGCTTGGCCTTGACTTCCTCGAGATATTGCGTTGGCAGGGAATCCACCACGACGAGGGCATAGCCACCTTTGCCCCGACCGGTGCGAGCCATTTCGAGCCTTTTGCGCGACGCAAGCTGACGGCAGTATTCCTGCGTCATTATGCCCGCAGCCTCAAGTTCGCTCGGCCTTATGCATTTATGTCCGCCGTAGTATTCCATTGTCGCGGTGGGTTAGAGGGCTGCCGCCATGTTCTTGATTTCGTCGATTTGCGAGAGTATGACATGGTCGTATTTTGCGACCACATCTCCTTTGGGTCCGTAGACCATACCTTCTCCTGTCTGCTTGTCGAGATAAATCTCTGCCCCATTGGGATAGACCGCACGCCAACTGCTGTCGGAATCGAAAAAGAATTCACCCTCCTCCAGGACATAGTAGGTGCAGCCGTAATGATGCTTCAACGCCGCAAAGCGTATCTTCCGGGCAAGTTCGTTGTCGGTGCGGTAGGCCAGGGCGTTCTTTACCACGCGTTCGCAGATTTCTTTCCCCTTGACCTTGAAGGTGCGCTGAAGAGCTCTGACGCCCTCCTTGCTGACTGAGATGTACTTGTTCATTCTTCTCACTTATTGGGTTTTATTCGTTATCTTTGTGCAAATTTTCCTAATGGAATGAATTATGAGTCCTATCGTTAAGAAACCGGCATCATCGCCGTTCTTGGTATCCTACTTTGATACTCTTTCATCAGGGAGGAGCAGACAGTTAGTCCAAACAGCTCTGAAAGCCTTTGCAGATCTGCAAGGAATCGCTTGCGTGTGTATCGACCGTATAAAACTTCCGGAAGAGCTTGCTGAAGCCAGCGCTCGACTTGGAGCATACACGACAGCTGATCTTGTGTGGTTCCACTTCTCAGAGAGTTCAGAAATGACGCAAAAGGCGTTTGAGAAAGCCATTGGCGCACTCTTTCGCGATGTTCAGCTTGGAAGTCCTGTTTAGGTAAACTTGCTGCCTGAAAAGTTTCGGGCGTTGTACCAGGACCCATGGGAATCTTTGTCCGGTTCATAATCTCACTTTTTATTTAGTCGGCTATTGATTTTTTCGATGGCTTCCTCGAGGGCGAAATGACCGGCAACAAGGGCACTGTATTGCTTGGAGTTGCAGCACTCGCAGTCGTCATGGGTCGCCTCGTACTGGTCGAGGACTGTGCCCGTGTCCTTGAAGTTCTGCTCTAAGGATTGCAGTAATACCTTGACGGCATTGTCGGTCATTATTTCGGCTCGTTGTTTCATCTTTTTGTCTGTTAGTGGGAGGTCGGGGAATCGAACCCCGAAACTTGCGCCATGGTCGCTCACCGTCCTGGCCTCCCGAAGTGCCGCCGGGCTTGCAATTCCGGCGGCTGTGGAAAATTTGATTGCGATTATTATCTCGCGTTTCGCGCTCTCTTGCGCGGGGTGGGCCTCTCTTGGCTCGACACCCCCTTATCGTTTACAGGGTGGACGCCCTGTTTCCGTTGGCATCATATACCTCGACGGTAAAGGCGCCGAGTCCTGCGTTCAGATGTCGTGCCGGGTGGTAGGCCATGAACTGGTCGCCCAGGTTCTCCCACTCGAGTCCGTGTACTGCGGCACACGCCTCGATGATTGCCCGACCGGCTGCCGTGGCCGCCGCAAGTGTCGGATACTTCACCGCGAGCTTAAGCGTCCGGCATTCTTCCAGGTCGTTGTGGTAGTCGTTAATCTCTATCCTGCAAGTCGTCGCCATGCTTATTTCCTTAAGTTTGTTTAAGTGTTAATTTTTGTCTATCCGCGCCAATTTTCGTATCTTTGGCCGCTCGTTCCATCTGGAACACGCTGCAAAGATATATCAATATTTCTATATCTGTCTCTTATACACATC